AGGGTGTAGATGATCTTCATGGTCTGCGCCGCCGTCTTTTCAATCGGGGACGCGAGGTTGTTGATCGTGCCAAGGTAGTTCGCCGCCCAAGTCTGCCGGTTGTACGACGCTCCACCCCTTATCCACACAATCAGGTCATCGTCACAGGTTCGCAGCCGTTCGTCGTACATCGTGGAGTTTCCGTGCCAGTCGCTTGTCCCGGCGTAGGAATAGTCTGGAATCACATACACGCCGTCCGGGTACACTATGCCGTGACGGTAGTTCCACCCGGTATCCGTGTAGTGATACACCCTGAAATATACGCCTCCGTTGTGCGGAGAGATGTTTTCCAGCACACTTACATAGTCGGAATCGTTGTCCTGAAAAATCCGCACCGAACTATAAGCCGCAATGTTATCCAGAGGCACAATCTGAATGATCTTTCGCGTCGAGTTCATGAAGTACAGCTTGCCGTGGTTGACATGACCGTACATGCGCCGCGCCCAAGAGAAGCCGCCCGTATTGTACGCATAACGAGAAAGTCCCGTGTTCTTGCGTACCGTATCGGACTTGTCGTAGGACTCGTCGCTGTACTTGACCGTGAAGTAGGTCAAATCGTACTGGTAGCTGTGATAGGTTTCGGTTGCGGTATAGCCGATGCAGTATATGTAGCCGTCCTGTCCGTCCTCATACATGTACGGGTCATCCGCATACACAGTCCTTTCATAGCTTCTGTCGTGTTGCGCATTGTTGTAATAGGTGTAGGTGGTCAGTTCCGTGTCCCACGAGGCAATGACCTCGTAAGTTCGTGCCACGTCGGAATAGTCGGCAACACCCATTCCCATGCGCGGAATCTTCACCCTCGCCAGCCGCATAAGGTGGGTATTGCTGTTGCCTTTCAGCATGTAGAGATATTCCCCATCGTAGCGAATCGGCGTCCAGTCGGTGTCGGTGGTCGGATTGCCCGAACTGGTTTCGACATAATCAGGCCCAAGGTAATTGTACAGAGGGGCCGCGCCGCCGTGATTGTGAGTCCTCGCCACAGCCTTGATTATGCCGTTGGCCTGAGACGTGGCGAAATCCCACACACTCACGTAGCCCTCTGCGGTCTTGCCGCTTTCCACGCTGTTGAAGGAACCGCGCTTGTTGTCGGTGGTATTCACGCCACCGTTTGCGTAGCCGACAAGGTGAACGTCAACTGGAAAGTGAATGTTGTCCTCACTTTCATCCAACTCTCCGTCGAACAGCATGATACCGCCAAGGGCGTTCGTGGCAATCGGGAGAATCCTGCTGTTCGGGGCATGGTTCATCGCCATTTCAATGTTGATGATCTTGTCAATGGCCTTGGTAATCAGGTTATCGTCCTCGTGGACTACCTGTTCACCCGTCTCTACGTTGGTCAAGATGATTTTCGTATGCCCTTTCATCATTGATGCACCTCCGTGTAGATTTGAATATCACGCAACTGAGTGTCACCTTCCAGAATCGCCCGAATCATGATCGTGCCGTTCAGCATCGTGGCCCATTCAGCTTGTGTGATTGCCGCCATGACAGGTTCAGCCATGCCGTGACCAGAAGTCCATTCAGTCCAACCGCCCGAATAGCTGTACCATGTCGTGCCGCCGTCGAAGGACGCGAGGAATGTCACATCGCCCATCGACTCGGCATGGTGAGAAGTCGCTTTGACAATCGTCGTGACTGCCTTTGCCGGGGTCGTAATCGTGCCGTCCACCAGCGGATTGTCGTTGACCCAAACGCCGTCCTGCGCATGAGTCCCGGAGTAGGCAACTTCGTTCTCGTTCCACAACACCGTAAACCGATGCAGCAGACTACCGTTCACCGACTCGCCTATGTTCTTCAAGATCATAGAGAAGTTCTTCTTCTGTACGGTTTCAAGGAACTGGTTGCTGGTCGGGGTCTGGAAGCCGGTCTGTACCGTCTCGCTGAACTCCCTGCGGATGATGCTGAAATCAACCGGCGTGAAGCTGTCGTAGATGTGTACGCTGCCGTCCCAAGCGCCGTCGCCCACCAGTCCGACGCCCGCCAGATACCCACGGGACGCGCCCTGCTCAATCGTCACGCTGCAACCCTCACAGCGTATTTCGACCTCGAAGGTACTCATGATGTTTGCCGAAGCCCACCATGTCCAGACCAGATGAAGCAGGTGGAACCCGTCGAAGAAGCTGTTGATCGGATAATACTCCATGACCTCCGCACCGCCCGAATGGTAGGTGACGTAGATCACACCATCTTCTTCCGTGTAGGTGTCCGTGTCCTCGTCGTAGGTTTCCGTCGTTTCCACCAGCAGCCGCACTTCCCCGTGGAAATCGACGTGGGTTTCCTTCTTGGTGACATACTCGAAGTTGATGATCGTCGCGCTCCTGCCGTCCTTGATCTCTATGTCCTCGCTGTTTGCGAAGTCATAGTAGTACATGCCGTCCTTGTTGGAATTGTGGGAAGCGGTCTGAATCTGCTTCTCACGGTTCGTCAGCACGTTCAGGTTCGGGTCGGAACCGGCGCACTCCAATTCCATGCCGCCGTTAATGGTAATTACCTGTTTGGTAATCGCGGATAGCTTGCCGTCTACGGCGTGATTGTCCGTGAAGTTCAGCACGTCGCCCACCATCAGGGAAGGGTCGCAGGGAACCTTCGCCGTGAACGGCGTGTACACCGCCTCGGACAGCTTGTTCAGTATGTTCAGCAGTACGGACTTTCTCAGGTCATCCGCATTAAACTGAATCAGCGGGTTCGTGCCGAGGTTGTAGGTCAGCCCCGTCCGCATCAGCGTGTAGCTTTCCACTTCCTCGGAAATGGCAAAGTAGGCGTCGAGGGCCGTGTAGTATGCCTCGTAGTCCTTCGGCTTGTACTCGTACCGCCAGCTTGCGGGAACCTCGCGGGTCACGTTCATGCCGTAGGGTTTCAGGTACAGTTTGCCGTCCGCGCCGATGAACGCGAAGCAGCACAGGTAAGACGCGATGTACCCCACAAAGTCCCGATAGGTGTATACCTCCACTTCCGGGTAGGTGTAGGTTTCCACAGTGCCGTTCGTGTAGTTGGCAATTTCCTCCTGAGTGCTTCCCAGCGTCACGCCGCAGGCGTTACAGGCGTAGGTCAGCAGGTAGTAGGGGTTGCCTTGCAGGTTGATACCGAACGTCTGGTTGAAGTTCAGCATCGCGTCGTAGGCGTGAATCGTCACCACGTCCAAACTGCGTTCGGGCGGTTCGGAAATCGTGAACACGCCCACGGGTACGGTTTCCCAGTTGCCGCCCACTTTCAGTTGGAAGAACAGCGTAATCGTCGCGCCGTAGAGTTCGTATCGGTCTACGTTCGTCAGGTACAGGCTTATCGCCAGTTCCGAAGAACAGGTTGTGCCGATTTGAATATCCTCGCTGGTACAAATCTGCCGGGTGATTTTCCCCGACCCTTCCACCATGATAGAAGGGTCGAAGGAATACACCGTACCGATTGTGGTTTTGATAGAGCCGTACCAGTTGGTTTCCATCGTCCTGCCCGCAATCGTTTCCAGATATGCGTTCGATACCGGGTACATACTCCATCACCTACATTTCAATGACGTTGATCTTGAAGTCGGTATACAAGCCTCCCTCGTTCTCAAACAGCGCCAGCGTGTGTTGCTTGTACTGGTTCTTGCCGACGTAGGCGTGTATGTTCACGAACCCGTTGTCATAGTAGGTGAACGTGAACTCCTTGCCTTGCATCAGGTTCCGCATGTACGCCACTTCGTCGCCGGTCAGGTACTTGAAGGTCATGTTCACTTTCCGCAGGTCGCCCCGAATCCAAGTGATGTGCATACCCCCGTCCTCGGTTCGCCCCGAATCGGAACTGACCATGTTATCGTGGTCAATCTCAACCTCAGAGGGTGTGTAGATCGGAGTGCCGTTGACAGCCCAGTAACCGTTCGTTGCCAGTTTTCCAATAGCCATAATCCATCACACCCTTATGGGGCTTGCGCCCGTTCGCTGAATTGCGCGGTTGTTCTCCGCAACTACCACGTTGAATACCTCGCGCCCGTCAATCACAACCTTCAAATCGCCCTGAGAACGGTTCTGATTCTCCCGCATGTAAGTGAACATTTGCTCAACCACCTGCGCGATTGCCGCCAGATAGCCGCTACCTTCCTCGTTCTCCTGCTCGATAATCAGGCCGGTGTCGCCCAACTGCCCGCCGTTGAAAGCGTCCGTCAGGTCGTTCACGTTCGGCAGGTCAGGGGTCAGGGCGTCCGATACCGCCCCGGCGATGGTGTTTGCCGTGTCAAGCAAACTCTCCGTTCCCCATTCAATGCCCTGTTCCAAACCGGCGTCGAGGTTGATGCCGATGTCGGCAAACACCGTAGACGGGGAATGGACGCCGAACCAGCCCTTGATCTTGCTTATCAAGCCCTGCGCAAGACTCTGAACCTTGGAGACGAGGGCCGACCACGCGCCGCCCACGCCGTTCATCAGACCTTGCACAAGGTTCCTGCCGATGCTGGTAAAGTCCAGACTGCCGAGGGCCGACCTCAACGCTTGCCACTTCGAGGAAAGCGTACTGCTCAAAGTCTGCCACTTGCTGATTGCCGTGGACTTCACCGACTCCCATGCGCTCGAAGCCGTGGACTTGATGTTGTTCCAAGTGTTCGACAGGTTGGACTTCATCGTGTTTGCCGTCGAAACGATGCTGTTCTTCGCGTTGTTGAACGCCGTCGTAGCCGTGGTTTTGATGTTGTTCCACGTCGTAGAAGTCCAAGTCCTAATGTTGTTCCACGTATTGTTTATCCAGTTCCCGGCCTCCGTCGCGGCGGTACATACGGCGGTTTTCGCTTCCGTGAACGTCGTGACAATCGACGTTTTGACGTTCGTCCAAGCCGTCGTAGTCCAAGTCGTGATGTTCGTCCAAGTCGTGGAAATCCATGTGCCTACGTCCGTCACCGCTTGACTGATACCTTCCTTCGCAGCCGTCCATTCCTCAATGGACATTTGCTTCACGTTCTCCCAAGTGATGGAAGTCTGTTCGCAGATGGTAGTCCAAGCGTTCGATACCCACGTTCCCACGTCGGTAGCCGCCTGAGTCACCCAGTCCACCGCAGCCCCGAAAGCCGTAGACACGGCGTTGCAGATGTTCGTCCATGCCGTGGTTGTCCACTCGGTCAGATTGCCCCAAGCCTCAGACACCCACCCGGTAAACGCCGACCACTTTTCGGTAATCCAAGCGGAAATCTCAGTCCAGTGTTCCTTGATGGCGATGCCGAGGTCAATCAGCCCGCCGATTACCAGACCGATGATCGCGCCCATGCCAGCCCCTATCGGGCCACCGAGGGAGCCTATGATCGTACCCACGCCAGCGCCAGCCAGCGCAGTACCAGCGGGTATCACGATGCCGTTGAGCCAGTTCAGGCCGTTCATCAGCGCGTCCTTGATG